GAGACTCTCTTAATCGATTTAATAAGTCACTAGCACCTTCGCCTGCTTGTATTCCTTGGCTTTCACTATTAGTCTTAAACTTATCTTTAACTTCAATCATTTTAGTCTCATAAACTTTTAAGATATCTTCAATACTAAGTTTGTCAAAGCTTTCCTGCATTTTTTCTTTTTCTTTAGGTTCAATAATTTCATCATCATATAATTCTTTAATATTGAAGCCAAGTCCATCCATTTCACGAATAAGACTAAATTTTTTCAATCGTTTATAATAATAATCGAAGTTACTTTCTTCTGCTAAATCCTTGATACTTGCTAAATATTCAATACCATCATTCTTATTGAAAATTGAATACTGAATATCATATTGTGTTAAATATCCGTCAACAGTAACTTCATTTATTACTTCTGTACCATCATCATATAGATTATAAATTGCAGCAAAAATAATTTTGTGAAACTGCTCAGGGAAATCATCATTATTTAATTCGTATTTACTTGAATCTGCCAGCAATAAGGGATTTTTTAAAATACTCCCTAGTACCTGCATTATCGCCATCTTATCTTGATACATTTATGTATTACCTCCCTTTAGATAGCAGTTATATCAATCTTTTTAGATTTTCTTTTGGTTCTATTTGAATCAATGTAAACAGTAATCTCTTCTTTCTTGTTTAAGTTTTGAAGAGAATCTGCAATTTTCATCTGTTTAACGTAATGATTTTTTGCATCTTCGTATACAAAAGGGATAATACCAATCCCTGAACCTTGCTGAACCGGATTCCCTAACGTTTCATGGAAATATCGTAATGCTAATTCCATACCTTTTAATTTATATTTGTAATCAGATTGAAAGTCTTTAATCTGTTTTAATATCATTCCAGTTGGAGCATTAATTCGAAATAATTTACATATGTAATCAATTAATTGTTGCCTATGTTCTTTTTCTTGCTGCCATTCGTTGAAACAATTTACATGATAGTATTTCTTCTTATATTCATGTGCTTCTTCTTTGTGAAGTTGATTTTCACAATATGGACATTTAACCATCCTTGCCACATATCACACCCCATTTAATCAAAAGGAGAGTAAGTTTCCCTACTCCCCTATAAAGTTATTATTCACTTAATAATTCTTTTAGATCGTCTAATATTAAAGCCATAATTTGTACTTGAGACTTTTTACATTCAGTTACTTTTTTACCTACTCCAAGATGTTTTTCAACAACGTCTTGCAAATCCTCAAGTTTATCTTCTTCTGCTAATTGTGATCCCACTTCTTTGATTTGTTCCATTAAATCATCATAATTTAAAGCGTCAGACTTAAATCGTTCATTTTGCTCTGTGTAAGATACTGCTTTAATACCTTCTGCTTCTTCTTGTCGTTCAATTGCAGTAGCAATTACCTTTTCTAAATTTTCTGCTGTGAATTCAGGAAGGTATGTATCAATGTAATCAAAACGAGAACGAGCAAAGAATTCATCTGTTTCAGCAAACCAAGCAGATGATTTAATAACATTCCTGTCTTCATCTACTCCATTGCTAGTTAGGTAAACAACAATATCTGAGTTATCAATAATCGGCTTAATTGAACGCTTATCACCTTTAGGAATAGCTTTACCTTCTTTTGTTTCTTCTTGGTGAGATATGAAAACTAATGTGTAGCCAGTGCCTAGCAATTTATCAATCTCAGCCCAGAACTCTGTTTCATACTCTTTCCATAGACCGAAGCCACCATTGCCTTCCCCGATAGTCTCTACTCCATGTTTCTTACAAAGGAAGTCTTGGCAATATAAAGCACTTGTGTAAACTTCGTCAAAAATAATTGTTTGGTACAATTCTTTTGCTTTGTCCAATGTTTTAGGATCAGTTAGTTGTTTATTGATTTTCTTAAAGTCTCTCCAATTGTTAATTGGTAAGAATGGAATACCACTGATAGCACGAATACCTTTTTCAAATCCTAAATAGAATGGTTTAGCCATGCGTGTAGCCTGTTTTGTTTTACCTAAGTTATTACTTCCATAGACAGTGATTACTTTGCCTTCTAAACCTTTTGCAACTACAGAAACTTGGGGATTGAAAATATCGAATGACATTAAATAATTCCTCCTCTTTATCCTTAAAGGGGGAATAATACCCCCTGATATAATTTATTGTTAGTTTAATTATTTATAAATTTAGAATGGAAGTGCTGGTTTTTTAGGTTTATCGCCTGTTGTTCCTTTTGAGCCAAAACCAGTTTTCTTTTCTTCTGCTGGTTTGTTGTTTCCTTTATTTTTTAATTCTACTAAATATGTTTCACGCTCAACCATCGCTTTTTGAATGGCTTCAATAGTGTATCGTTTGGCATTTTCTTCTTCATATGAATCAGTTCCACCAGTAATTAGATATTCACGAACTGTTTTTGTTGTAATTTTCTTTTGTGGCTTACCGAATGCAACTGGAATTTCCGTTTCTTTTACTTCTTTAAAGTTCACAATGTCACCATAAACTGTAGTTGTGCAGCCAACTTCATAGTTATCTGAAACGAATTCAGCACCTTCTTCAGATACCATAAATTCAAATGGGATTACTTTTCCACCGAATACAGGAATAATAGCATTAACCTTAACTCGACCTGTTTCTTCATCATTTTTCATTTCCGGCACAACTGACTTAACAAAAATCTCAACTTCAAATTCTGCTCTTGGGTTAAAAACATCACTAGCACTTAACCGATTAACAAAGTTAGTGTTTAATTGTGGGAATGATTTTAACATTCCATCTTGACCATAGTATTCATTTAATCCAATCTTCCCTTGTGTGATTCTTACTTTATCAGCTTGATCTCGACCATGTTTTGCAACTGTTAGATAATCGTTAATGATAGTTTGATAACCTTTAGCATTTCCATTGTCTGACCCATCTTTCTTTTTATAACCAGACATTCCTTTAACAGTGTGTACTTCGTTTTCAGCAACTTCAATATCTAATTCAATATTTAATCCATTTTTATTTTGCCATTCTGAGTGACGCACCTCTAATAAAGTTCCTTCGATAACTACCCGATTTTCTGCTTCTCTTAAAGTGTTTTGTTCTGTCATATATATAACTTCCTCCCTTATTATCCTTCAATTCCTAATTCTCTCGACAAATCAACATACTTAAATCTGTCTAATTCCCAATTTTTATAGTTGTTCTGGTTTTTATAATTCCTGATATGTACTATTTTGTTTCGTCTAACTACTATATGTAGATTTCCATAATGGTACATGCAATTTCCTAGTAATCTATCAATTGCATTTCTTGGAGGCACTTCTTTAGCAAGTAAAACATTCCTTGTTAACTTTCTTGCAACTTGATCTCGGCTGATATTTTCATTACCTTTGGTGTTTTTACGGTAATACTCAAATACTTTGTCCGTTAATTCTAGTATTTCCACTTCATCACTTCCTTTCATATAGGATACTCTTTAATAATATCAAGTTATTTATCTTTATGCAATAGTTTTTATTAATTTATTTTTGTTTAAAGTAATTCTTTTACTTTTTGTAACAATTCAATCAATTCATTAACTTGATCTTCATAAAGATATAAAAATTCTTTTGAGTTTCCGTTTTTACTTCGTATTAAATATTGATTTAATTGACTGAACGCTCCATCAATTGTACCTTCATGACTGACAGTAAACCAATCACTTCCGATTGTTTTTAACATTTAAGTATCACCCTTTAAAAGTATATTTTGAATGAATTACTTTTTATTATTTTCTTCTTGTTTCAATTCATTTTGGTATAGAATTTCCACACACTCGTTAAATTCTTCAGCCGAAATAATTTTGTTTAATTGCATCTAATCACCTCCTGATAAAAGGAATTTTTTAAGTCACATTTTGTTCGTAAGACGACATTACCAATATAAATCTTCTTCGATTTCGTTCCAGTCATTTCCGAAAGTACAACCAACAATTTTGATACCTTTTGCGTGGTTGTGGTTTAAATTCTCGTCATAAGTCTTTTTGTAATATTCCAGTTTAGAATCAGCATTAACTATTGGATTGATGATAACTTCTGCTTCTGGAAAGCCCTGCATTTCAATTCTTACTGCCACAAATTTTGCGTTTTCTTTCTTTGCAAGTTGAAAACTGCGTTCTAAATTTTCCATTTTTATTTCAAACATAACTATCATTCTCCTTTTAATTTTTTACTTCGCCTTTTTTCTCAAATATGTATAATTTAAAACGCAAACCTAAACACTAATGTTTTCAATAATGTCATAGTAGTTAATATTGTAACTGGAATAAATGATTCACTCATACTAGGTAATTTCAATTGAGGTTCTATTTTCCTTTTTACATCTTCAACACTCATATGTACTGGTTCACCGTTTATTTTTACAGATAATTGTTGCTGCAGATTTTCTAATTTTGAATGTTCGATATGCAGTTGATTAACTAAATTAGTATTTGTTTCATTAAGATTATGTACAGTATGTTGTAATGAATCAATGTAATTACTTTGTTGCGAAACCTTTTCAACTAAGAAATGATAATGATCTAAAAAGTCTTTTATGAAGGATATAAGTAGGAATATTAGTATAAGTATGAATAACCATTTGAAAGCAGTTTTTAACGTTTTCCAAATTTTCCCCATTTCTCTCCAATCCTTTTTCATACTTCATCCTCTCCCTTATTAAGTCTGTGAGTACCATTTCAGCACCCACAGACTATAAATCTATTATTGTCCTTGTGTTTGCTTTGTAAATTCTTGGTCAATTTGTTGCTTGAATGATGCTAAAACTGAGGCTTGAATGTCTTTGATTTTTTGCTCCAAAGATAAGAACTCTGGAGTGTTTGTCAAATTATTTAATTTCATAGAATAATACTCTTTCATCAATCGTTCTAATTCTGCTTGTTGTGTGTCAACATCTGAAGCGATTGCTGTATTTATTTTCGTATTAACATCTGAATCAATATTTGATACCAAGTCATTCTTTGTGGAGTTCGCTGTTTGAAGTAATTCTGAATAAGAATTATTTATTGCGTTTGTTTCCCAATCCGTACCTGCTTTACCTATGATTGATCCTGCAAAGAACACTCCGCCTAACACTAAAACTCCTGCACCAATTATTGATAACTTTTTCTTCATCTAAACTTCATCTCCTATTATGTGTATGTAGATTTATTTTTGATTAAATTATGTAATATCATGGTGTCTAGGAATTAGTTTCTACAGCAGTAGGCAACACTCCTTTCAATTAAAAATTGGATTTTATACGACATTACCATCTTCTTTTGTGTTGTTTATCCCATCGTTTATTAAACTCTTTATGTCCTTTTATAACTTTAACAAATACAAAGATAATAAAGGATATAACTAGGATGAAGATTACTCCGAAAAAGATCAAATATCCAATTGCAAAAGGACTAATTGTATTCCACAACTCGCTAATTGGGGTGTTAAATATGTCTTTAATGGTCACTTTTTTCACCTCCTTATAAAAAACACTTTTATATTATTATATTAGTTTATTTATCTTTAACCGTCAAGAATTATTTTTTGTTCAAATACCTATCAGGAACATCATATAACCCTAATGTCTGTAATTCCAATAATAGCCTATTGATAGCGTTAAATTCCTCACTGGTTATTCTTGTTTGCCTACATTCTCTATCTACCAAATCCTCAAGTATTTCACATTGCTTTTGAATGTCTTTATTAACCATTTTCTAATCTCTCCCTTAAAATAACGTTTTTATTGGAATTTTATGTAATAATTATGCGAGATTATGTATACGTTCATTAGAAATCTTATGATATTCCTCGTTAATTTCAAAACCTACGTACTTGCGTTGTGTATTTATACATGCGATTGCGGTAGTTCCTCCTCCCATAAATGGATCTAATATTATGTCATTTTCATTTGAGTGTATTTTCAGTATGTATTCGATCATCTTTAAATTTTTTTGTGTAGGGTGATATCGTTTATACCCACCTCCACTTTCAGCAGGGAAACGCAAAACACTTGATTCATACTTTTCATCTTGCCTATTGAACGTCCATTTTTCACCTTTTTTAACAAACCAGCTTGCGATTTCAATATCAGATATCCATCGCCTGTCTCTGTTCCTTGGCATGGGATTTGTTTTTTGCCATATTATTTTATCTTTCACTTCTAGTCCGTCAAGTATACTTCTGATAGTTTGATATTGTTCAAAAGCATGGAACAATATCAAACTACCGCCTTTTTTCAATACCCTTTCTAATAATTTCAGAGATTGTTCATCAAACCCTTTGTCCCATTCTCCGAAATCAATCCCATTTCTACCTTGTCTATCCTTCATTGTTTTAAAATTATTATCTCTTGAAACATTGTAGGGAATATCTGTAAGAATCAAATCTACACTTTCTGTTTCTAACGACTTAATTCCTTCTAAAAAATCAACATTATATATTTTATTTAATTTTAGCAAATCATCACTCTCCTTTTAAAATCTCCGTTTCGTAAGATTAATACCTAACCCCATACATAGTGCCATTCATTTTCCTTACTTCTTCTACTTCTTCTGGAGTTATTTTGAAATAGTTACTAACTCCTTCTGGATTAAATATCAATTTACTAAATACTTTCTTTAATACTTCATATTCAAAACGATTCATTTCTACGCTATATGTAAGATTATCTGTGTTTCTGTTAATGTACATGTGCTCATCCTACTAATCTTTATATATTAATTTCTTCATATAATGCATCAGTTCAATTTCAATGTTAGCCTTTCGTTCTCCCTGTTCTAGTAACATATCAACATGTATCTTTAATTGATCCTTACATGACTGTAAAATTTCTTCTTTGTTCATTTATTTCTCCTAATAATATATTTCTTTTATAATATTATTTCATCATGCCTATTTTCATCAGTAATTTGTTCACATAATTCTTTCAATCTTCGTTCACTTATTTCTGTTAAAAGCGATAATACTTTATCATTAACATCAACTTTAATAAGTGATCCCTCATCCTCCACTTCAAGAATGATTCTATCTAATTCATTAAACAATCTAATTTTTGGCTCTTTTAACATATTAAACACTCCTTTTAAAATGAGAATTTTATTCGGTACGTTTTTTATAATTTATCTTATTTTTAAAGTCTTGAAGTATATCAATCAGTGTATCTACCTGATTTTCCCTTAAACAGACTGAAACTAAAAACTGATGGTCTTGAAATGCCGAGAAATCAACGTTATTCGACTCTGGATTTGACTTTACTTCTAAATAGATACCTTTATGTGGCAATTCAAAACAACAAGGGAATTTCATTTCCATTTCGATCATCTCCTTAAATCCTTATAAAAGGGAAATTTTATCTACTATTTATCGTAAATGTATGTTACAACAGCACAGCCAGAATTAACTAATTCTACTGCATCATTAAGAGGTAACACCAATTCATCAAATTGTTTAAAAAAGGAATCATCATAAACACGCTCTTCGAGAAATCTTATTTCAACTTTCACGCTATCACTCCTTAATAAAAGAGAATATTTATATATCAAATTTTGCTTGGATAAATAAATCAACTAATATTTCAAATCCATTATGAAAACAAGCGTCATTAGCATATCTTTTAAGAAACTCTTCTTCCGAAAAACCATTCATTTTCATGATAATCTTCATAACTTGTTCCTTTGCTTGCTTTGTTAATTCGTAACTTGTAATATAATTTGGCATCAACCACACCTCCTTAAAGTTAGATAAAATAGATTTTTTATTTTGAACAATCTTTACATATAAACTTTTTATTTCTATCGTCATACTTAGCTTCAACTGTGATTTTTTTCTTACATTTAAAGCAAAGTGTTAAAACTTTACCAAACCATTCCATTGATTTCACTCCTCTTCACAGACAGTATGTTCAGTCTAAATTTAAAAATTTCAATACAAAACTTCCGCATCTTCTAAATCAACATAATATTCATTGTCCTTGTGAACCACTTGAAACCCTTTGAAATTTTCAAAATGGTATTCTATTACTTTAATCACCTTAAATTCTT